CTGCACAACACTGCCGGCCCGTGTCAGGGGCGCGCACTGTGGGCGGTGATCACTGACGGCAAGCGCACGATCAGCGGGTGCTGGATCCCGCAGCCGCCGGCAGAGATCAGCGTGGCGTGGATGGACGGCGACTACACGACGCTGCCGATTGGGATGTTCCGTGAACCGGAGAAACTCTGATGCTGCAAGCCCTGATTCCCGCGCTGGCGCCGATTGTCGGCAAGGTGGTGGGCAACCTATTTCCTGACCCGACAGAGCGCGCCAAAGCCGAGGCAGAGGCCCTGCGTCAACTGATGGCGCACCAGGCGGACATCGAGGCGGCAGCGGGCAAGATCATCCAGACCGAGGCGGCCAGCAGTCACTGGCTGGCGGCGAACTGGCGACCGCTGATCATGCTGACGTTTGGCGGCTTGATCGTGGCGCGGTGGTTTGGTTGGGCTGCGCCGAATCTGAGCGAGGCCGAGTACCTCAAGCTCTGGGAGATCGTGGAGCTTGGCCTGGGCGGTTACGTCATCGGGCGCAGCGTCGAGAAGATCGCGCCCACGCTGGCGGGAGCGCTGAAGAAATGACCGAAGTCGACTGGGGCAAGTACCCCAACTTCCGCAAGGAAGAGTTCAACTGCCGCTGCGGCTGCGGCGAGAACCGCATGCGCCCAGAGTTCATGGAGCGCTTGCAAGCGCTGCGCACGGCCTACGGCAAGCCCATGCTTGTCACCAGTGGCTACAGATGCCCCAAACACCCCGTAGAGGCGTCCAAATCGCAACCAGGCATGCACTCTACCGGCCTAGCCGCAGACATCGGTGTGAGCGGTTCTGAGGCCATCCAAGTGCTGCGGCTAGCGTTCGATGCCGGGTTCCGTGGCGTTGGGGTCCAGCAGAAGGGGAGCGGGCGGTTCATCCACGTTGACCTGCGAGAAACGCCCACGGTCTGGAGTTACTGACTCCGCATCCCAGACGTAGATCCTGGCGCCTGACGGGCTTCTGCCCTTGGCGCGCACCAGGCCCTCGCCGATCAGCGCATCGCGCCACCGGTAGATCGTCGTGCGGTCGAGCTTCGTCAGGGACGCCAGTTCGTTGACGGTCCTCGGGGCCTTGACCAGCAGGGCCACCATGTCGGCCCACTTGCTGGCGTTCACTGCAAAAGCCCGCTGATCCTGTGCCACCGCACTCGAGCCAGCAGGATCCGCTGATCTTCTTCTCTGAACGTCACGCGCGTGTTCAGCGCCGGCGGCTGCCTGACATTGATCAGCGCGTGCCTGATTGACTCGGCCGAGGAGCCGATCAGGTCGGCATACAGGGGGAAAACGGAATCCTTGCCGAACAGGAAGTCAATCGCGGCAATCGCGTCGGAATCTAGATTCCTGCCCTGCTTCTTCTCGTCCCTGCTGGGCGGCGTCGATGCGTCACTGATGGCATGCGCGATCACTGTGGCCAGCAGCCTGGCGCATGCTGCCGTTTGCGGGTCTGTCGTTTCGCGCGTTGATACGAAGTCGATCATCGGTTTTTCCTTGGGTTGGGATACGCATTTCGCAGGGGACTCCTTCGAGTTCCCAGGGGCCTGTCCATGTCTGCCGCTCATGCGGCGGGTCGGTGTAGCGGCGGCAGGTTGCGCACTCGGCTGCGCCGTAGCCGAGGCAGCGGGCGACGTCGGAGGGGAGGGTCATGCTATCTCCCCGGCGGCAGCAATCACGACAAGCGCAATCGGCCAGAAAAACAGGTCAAAAATTCGAATCGGCCGGGCGTTCATCTTGGAGACTGCGCGGGCCACCCCGAGACCCCAAACAAAGTAAGCCATGGTGCAGATGATGGTGTTCCCAACCAGAACCCATGATTCAGTGTCTGTCATGTCTTGCTCCTCGCATTCCAAACCACCGCGCCAACGCTGCACAACACAGATGCGGCGAACGCGCAGAGAGATGCCCAAAACACCCACCCATATTCCGGTTTGCGTATGCCCGCGATCTCAACGATGCACTGCACGGCAAACACAATGGCAGTAATATGGACCGTCGCACGCAGCCAGAAGTAGTCGATCTTTTTCATTCCTTACTCCTTGCGCGGATGGCGGCGGCGGCTTTGCTGCCATAAATCTGCACGCCTGTTGGCAGGTGTGTATCGCATACAGTGGTTTCTGCCACCTTCGCACACGCCTCGCGCTCCATCAGCACCTCAGCTTCCAGTCCCTCGGCAATCTGCGTGCCGAGGCGGTCCAGCAGATCCTCTGTCGTGCCGCCGTGGCCGGTGGCGTAGCCCAGGCTGCGCATCCAGTGTGCAAGTTTTTCGCGCTCTACTGCGGCGGCGAGGGTATAGAAGTGGATATTTTTGGCTGACCAATATCCAGCCAGCCGCAGGGCTTCGGACTTATCCATTGTTCTTCTCCTTCAGCTTGGCCTCGATGGCGCGGGCGAACTCGACCATCTCCGCATCGCTGCTTGGCTCGCTGTACAGCGGGTATATCTCCTCATCCGTCAACCCCTGCCACTCGCGGCGCGGTGGGTGGGTGTAGAGAGGCGTTGCCTTCGCGCCTTTCTCTGCGCTCATGGAGTCCATGTACTGCGGCATCCAGACAAGATGCGGACCGTGCGTGGTGCCGTCATGCTTGATGCCAACGTACATCCACGCCACCGGTTCCATGTTCCCGAAATTCGCTTCGGGAACATCCTGCTGCGCCAGCGAAGGCAACCCCACCTGCCGGACCCAGCGCCGTGCGGCCTCGTAGCCCCACTGCAAATCGGTATCTGGCGGCTCTTCCTGCTCGTGCGCCCAGCGGGCCAGTGCGTTTGCCCACTGCTCAAAAGGCACGCCGTTTGGATGCTGGTCATCAACCACAGTACATTTGAAACGCGCTGTTGGCTCCTGCTCCTCCTGCACCGGCTTTAGGCAGCAGTCAATCGCGTCACACACGCCGTATTCGGCAGTGTCGCAAGGAGTTTGTGCAGTCTCCTCCAATCCCCGCGCACACACCGCACAGAGCTTGGCACGCTCGCACGTTTCGCCGCACTGGTTGCGTGGTTCGGGCTTCGCCAGCGCGTCGCGGAGGGCGGTGATGGCGTCGTTGGTTTGCCAGTGCGGGTTGTGCTGCCAAGCGGCTAACAACGCCTCCAGCGCCTGCTGGGCGGCTTCGCGTAGTGTGGTCACAGCGGGTTCTACTTGTTGTAGCGAATCAGATCAAGCATCGCTGCCTTTGCTGCATCAAACGAAAGCGAACCAAGGTTCGTGCGGTTCACCTCTTCCGCAAAAAAGCTATGCCTGCCCTCAATATCTCCGATGTAAACAAGTCTCCATTTGTCATGAACGTACACGATGCGAACGGGGTACTGAACCATGTGCCCATGTTTGTCTCGCAGAGTGGGAAGTGTGTGTTCTGGTACACGCGCCTGTTGGGCGGCTTCTCGTAGCGTTTTCATTGCTTCTCTCCAATGTTGTGCGCACGTTCGACAGTGCGGACAAATTTTGTGCGGAAGGTTGCGTCTTTTGACGGGAATCCATACACCGCTGCTGCGATGGATGTAATTTCTTCATCCGTCAGGGGTTTCTTGTCTGGATCAGGCTGCGCCAGCAGCTTGCGGAAGTTCTCGGCATAGGCCGCGAAGTGGCCGCACCCACCGCAGTCGTAGTCGGCCACGAACTCTTGAACGGCTTCGCGTAGCGTAGTCATACCAACACCTCCGCAATCACCAGCCCCAGCAATATCGCCACGGCAGCAATCGCCGTAGCCTGCACCAGTGCAGACGGCTTCGGCCTGGGCCACAGGTCCGGCGTCGGGGTGCTGGCCTCGCGGTACGGGCACGCCCGGCCCTGGGCGCACAGGCCGTCGCAGCATTGGCGGTCACGCAGCACTGTGGGCTCGGTGCCGTCGGTGAACTCGATGTCTCGGTATTGGGTCATATTCCCTCCGCCTTGGCAATGGCTGCGTTCAAGCGGTCGACGATACCGACTGGAACGTCGTATTCGCTCCAGTACGCTGCGGAATCCGCGAGTTCCTTGCAGACGGACAGCAGTTCTGGCGCGGCGGCCATTAAGCGGACATCAGCCTTTTTCTGGTCTTGATCCCTTCCAACCATGCGAGCAAGTATTCGGCTTGAACTCCGAATGCAAAGTCCCCAGCCTGCCGTCTGATGTGGGGGGGCGATTTCCCACGGCCCCGGTGTGTGCTTGCTCATATTCCACTCCACCAGATTGCAGCCAGAGTTCCGACAGCCACGCCGATAAACGTGGCCAGCACAATGCGCCCCCAGCGGATGCGCGGCGGCGGGCGCTCGATGCAGTAAGGGTGGCGGTGAGGCCACGCCTCCAGCACGGTGCGGGGGTAGCGGCGGGTGGTGGAATAGCAAATGGGGTTGTAAGTGCCCATGTTGCGGTCGAACTTTTCCAAGTCCGACATGCGCATGGGTGCTGACTGGTCAACCATGATTCCTCCCGATCCACACGCCCAGCAACAACGCCATGACGGCCACGATGGCAAGCTCCAGCTTCAGGGTGCGGAAGACTTGGGTGTATTCCATGCATTCGGTAGGGATCATGCGTTGCTCCTTCGACGGATGACTTCGGCGCAATCTGTGCAGGCGTCGTAGTAGCGCTTGTCATACTCACGCTTGCTCGGGCGCAGTTCCTCGCACATCTGGGCGCAGGCTTCGCGTTCCATTGCCGCTCCGTTCTTGCGCTCCGTTTCCATCGCCAGCTTGATTGCCGGCATCGAGGCCGCAGAGAAACGCTTTTCAAGCGCAGCGGCGAAACGCTGGAAATGAGCCTCGTCGCCCCAGCGCTGGCCAGCGGTGTCGTTCATCAGGGTGGCGATTTCGTCGGGGGTCATTTCTGCTGCTCCTTCTCAAACGCCTCGACATCGCTCAGCCAGTAAAACACCTTCAGCGGCCCCAAGCGAAACCACGCAGGCCCGATCCCGCGCCGACGCCAATCCCGCAAAGTCGGCTCGCTCAGGCGCAGGCGCTTTGCGACCTCTGCGGTCGTCAAACGCACTGGTGCTTCCATCAGATCACCCCCTCTTCGGCCTCGATGATCTCGGGCTCTTCGCGGGCCTGGCGCTCGCGTTCCATTTCCTGCTTGATCTCGTCGACGCGCTTCTTGGCGGCCTCGACCACGCGGGTGCGGTCGGCGCCCTTGGGCATGCGCGAGATGTCGGCCCGCAGGAGTTCCATGCCCTCGATGGTGGCGGTCAGCGAAATACGCTCCAGAAGCGATCCGACGTCCACGACGACCTCTGCCATCTCCACGGGTGCTGCAGCGGCTTGTGGGGCGTTTTGCGGGGCCTGGCGCGACGTCTGAGGGGGCTCCATGTCTTGGACTTCCTCGGGGGTGTAGGTGCCCACAGTCACGCCCGGATAGACCGTGCGGATGCCCTCGCTGATGCACCTAGCGCGAAGCATGGCGCGCGGGTACTGGTTCCACGTCGGGTTCTTGGTCAGGCCGGCACGCTTAGCCATGTCGATCGTCCAGTCGATCTCGACGCTGCCGCCCTGAGGGTGCGAGAACTCACCGGCGACACGCTGATCGGTCATCGACGTCCACTTGACCTTGCCGCCTGCGGCTTGAAACCGCGCCAGCATGGCGTCTGCCTTGAGCGCGGGGCGGCCCTGGATGATGTGGTATTCCTGCACGGCCTTGGCTGGATGCAGCCCCTCGGCTTCGCATATGGCCATCAGCGCGATGGCTTGGTCACGGGTGCGGACTCCGAAAAGGCCGGATCGGCAGAAAGCGTCTGCGAGTTGCAGTTGCTGTTCGAACGGGACGAGTGCGGTCATGTAAGTCTCCAAAATGGGGCGGTTTCCCGCCCCGTAAGTTCAGTCAGTCAGGCCTGCGGATTCGTCGGCAGGAATCGCCTCGCGGTAGCCCACGGTTTCCACCGGGCATCCGGCGGCCATCAGTTCGATGATGTCGTCGTGCGAGGCCGGGCGGACCTGCAGTTGCGGCATGCAGTGCCTGAGGGCTTCTGCGGGCGTGAACGCGCGGACCAGGCGGTCTTCTTCTCCGGTCTGGCTGATGACGTAGGTCTTCAGCGTGCGGACGTAGGGGCGCTTTTCGCTCATTTCTTGCTTTCCGCGAGACGCCGCAGCGCCTCGACTTGGGTGCCGACCTCTGCCAGAAACGAAGTAACGCGACGCTCGAGGTCGGCGATGAACGCCTCGTCACGTTGGATGCGCTGAACGTGCAGCTGCAGTTCAGCAGGCATCCGGGGATCGTAGGAAACGAAATCGCACCACTCGCGGCCAGTGATCCACATCTGGCCCTGAACCTGCGGGATGTGCTCTGCCGGCATGCCGTTGAGCAGCGTTTCGATGTGGTTTGCCGTGTTGAACGGGCACTTGATCTCAATCAGCCCGTCCCAGTCGATCAGGCCGTCAGGCGAGCAGCCTGCCATCAGGGTGTCGTGGCAGACGAAGCCGGTTTCCTCCACGATTCGGCCGGTGATGCGCTCGTAGGCAGCGCGTGCTGCGGGCTCCTGCTCGGTGCCCCAGGTCATGGCGGCGGTGGTGTAGCGTTGGATGGGGGCCTGCGTCAGGCGCTCGACCACCAGTTCTGTCAGGTAGTCGAGTTGCGTTTGCATGGGATCACCGGGCAGGTTGTCTTTCTTCTGCTTTTCTGTCTGCTTCTTGGTGGCGATCGCGTCCTTGAACCGGCTGGCCGTGGCCTTACCGAGGCGGGCGGCGTACCAGTCGGCATCGCGCTGGGTGGCGGTTTCGAGGATCATGCCTCCACCCCCACGTCGCCCTTGATGCGATCCAGCCGCATCTTCAGCAGTTCAACCTGGAAGCCAGCCTGAGCCCACAGGCGCCCGACTTGTTCGGGCGTCGGGCTGACGGGCATTGTTGAGACCTCGACCAATATCGCGTAGATCTCCAGCATTTGTGACATCGGTAGCATCTGTTTTCCCCTCAGTGAAGATCCGCGTCGTCGAGATCCTTCTCGGGCGGCTCAAAGTTGTCATGGCGCTGGGCGTCGAAAATATCCCACGCCTCGTTTTCAATCCTGTCGTCCATCGCAGCGGCGGCGCGGCTGCGCATCTCTTTTGCTGCCGCCACAATCTGCTCGTCAGTGCCGTTGAACAGCGCCACCAGCAGGGCGCGGGTGGAGGCCTTGGGAGCGTCGAGCTTGCTGACGTCGATGTTGACGTCAGGGCCGTTGCCCAGCGCCTCCGAGAGCCACTCGTCCAGGTCGAGGGCGTGGCTGAACACTCTGGCCTGCGCTTCGTCGTAGACCTCATCGGGGAGGTCGTACGATGGCGTGCGCGGGTCAGCCGGGTGGCCGTAGTAGGGACCGTAGTCCTCGTCGTATGCTGTCTGTTGTCGCATCTGTCTGCTCCTGTGTTGTGTGACGACGGGGAGAGTGTGCCCCACGCCAACAGCCGCGTCAAGCGCAGAATCACCTATGCCCGACAGAAATAGCGGGGATTTTGGCGCGGTGCGGAAGCGGGGCTATGATCGCGTCCCCGACCACAAGGAGCAGACATGGATGAGATTGACGAGAAGCTGGCGAAACTGCCGGCAGACCTGGCGCGGCGCATCAAGGCGCACGCCTACGAAGAAGGCGATTGCCTGATCTGGACTGGCACATATAGCGGCGTCACGCCCTTGGTGTGGTTGCCGAAGCCCGGAACGGAGGGAAATTCTCGGTCCGTGCGGCGCGTGATTGCGGAGCATCTGAGCCTGAAGGGCAAGAAGAACTTTAACGCAACCAGTCGGTGCGGCGACCTTCGCTGCGTGTGCCCTGAGCATGTGCAACTGGTGGCTATATCCACGATCAGCCATCGCGCGATTGAGGCCACCGGCCACACGCGCAACCCGGCACGCGCGGCAAGGGTGGCGCGCGCAAATCGGGCGCGCGGCAAGCTGACGTGGGAGCAAGTCGCGGAGATCCGCGAGTCAACGGCAAGCGAGCGCGAACTGGCGCTGAAGTACGGTGTGAATCGGAGCACCATCGGGCGCGCCAGAAGGGGACTGATCTGGGCGCAGCCGCAACAGGAAGGACCGGATTGGTCCGCAGTGTTTTGGAGGTTGGCAGCATGAGCGGCGGCAGCATGAATTACATCTACTCCAAGCTGGAGTACGAGGCGAATTTCCGTCAGGACACACCAGAGCGCAGAGCGTTTGCCAAGCACTTGGAACTGGTGATCAAAGCCTTGCACGACATCGAGTGGGTTGATTCTGGCGACTACCGCCCCGGCGATGAGAACGCAGCGATCCGCGCATGCCTGGGCGACGCGGTGATGTTAGCCGCAGTGCTGGAGATGGCGACGGAGGCGGTGGCGACGCTGCAGGCCGAGATCGACAGGGCGGAGGGTCGGAAATGAACAAGCACACACCGGGGCCGTGGTTTTTTGGGGTGGAAGGATGGGACGATGATGCGCTGCGCCGCAAGCCAGTTGCAAAGCCATTTGATTATTCCGGCCCGGGCTATTACGACAATCCATCCATTTTTGGCGCGAATGGAGAGGAGATTGTCGGTTGCGATGAATATATGGTTTTCAGAAATCCCGCAGACATTCGTTTGCTTGTGGCCGCGCCCGAGCTGCTGGAGGCTTTGAAAAACATCGTGAACTTGTGGGACCACCACGCCAGCGCGCACGGCGATGGAACCATCTTTCCGCTGCACGTAGCTGCCCGCGCAGCAATCGCCAAAGCGGAGGGCAAGGCATGAGAGGCAGAAAAACTTTACGCGAAACCATGCTCGCGCACCAGAAATCCGAGGCGCTGTACGCAGCGCTTTCGGGAAAGCCGGTGCGGAAGATCGACATCCCTCCAGAGCCGAAGAAACGCGCACCAGCGAAGCCCAGCGGCGAGCCCAGCGAAGCTGAGATCCTCAAGGCGATCATGCAGTTGCTGAAGCGTCATCCGCGCGTGGCGCAGGCATGGCGTCAAAATTCCGGCACCTTCGCCGAGCAAAACCGGGACGGCAGCACGCGGTACATCCGGGCCAATACCGCCAAGGGCATGAGCGACATCATGGGCGTGCTGAAGGACGGCCGCACGCTGGCGATCGAGGTCAAGTCACGCACCGGGCGCATGAGGCCCGGACAGGAGGAGTTCTTGCAGACGATCCGCAGTGCCGGGGGCGTGGCTGGGGTTTGCCGCAGTGTCGACGATGCCGTCAGACTGCTGGGGGACGCATGAGAAAACGCTCCACCTACCGCCCGCGCGGCATCAACCCGACGGCGCACCTGATGGCAATCCACGGGGCCGCCCTGCTCTCCCGCGACGACCGCACGGTCTGGGCTCTGGAACTACGCGGAGCCCTCGACGCAGTGCGCGAGGCGCGGGCGAGCAAGCAGCACTGGGATACCATCTTCGACTCCGTGAACCTGGCCGAGGAACTGGTGCGCGCGCGCCTGGCATCGGATCCCAGCGGCGTGATCCGTGACGCCCAGCAGGCGTGCGCGGACATCATCCAGCGGATGCAGACGACCGGCACGCGGGCGGCGCGTTCGGGCGAACTCGCGGCGCTCTGGGATCTGGAGGCCGCGATGATCGACATCCTAGGCGGCATCACCCACGCGGAGCGTTATCGCGCCGAGGAGCGGATCCGGGCTCGGACGCGGGCGGCGCTGGCTGGGGGGATGCCTGGGGCGACGGTGATCGATGCGAAATTTCTGGAGACAGCATGAACAAACTCGACTTCACCGCCCTGGCCCAGCGCCTGCTCATCTCTGCCGACACCCTCGTGCCCCAGTGGCTCGCAGGCGGTCGACGCCGGGGCCACGAGTGGGTCTGCGGCGACTTGGCAGGCGGCGAGGGCGACAGCTGCTCGGTCAACCTACTGTCTGGCCGGTGGGCCGATTTCGCCACCAGCGAACGCGGCGGGGATCTGATCAGCCTGTATGCCGCGATCCATGAGATCACCATGGGGGAGGCCTACCGAGAACTCAGCGACGAGGCGCCAGCATCCGACGTGCCGGCCAAACCACATCGGCCTGTGAAACCGCAGCGTGCGGTGATCGCGCCTGCGCCCGCAGAGTCTGCCGATCACGACTGCGTCCACCCCGTGCTCGGCGCGCCGTCGCAGCGCTGGACGTATTTCGACGGGAACGGGGACGTGCTGGGTTACGTGGCACGGTACGATCCCGAGGGACAGCGCAAACAGATCGTGCCCTGGACGTTCAGCAGTGACGGCTGGGGGATGGGCCAGTGGCCGGCACCGAGGCCGTTATATCGCCTGCAGGACCTCGAGGCTCGCCACACTGACCCGGTGATCATCGTCGAGGGCGAGAAAGCCGCCGACGCAGCCGCAGCGCTGGCCGGCAGCCCTTACGTCTCGGTGACCTGGCCCGGTGGCGCGCAGGCACTGGGGCGGGCCGACTGGCAGGCGCTGCGCGGGCGCAGGGTGCTGCTGTGGCCGGATGCTGACGAGGCGGGCGTCAACGCCATGCAGCGGCTGGGCGAGATCCTGGCGCCTATCGCCGCAGAGATCAAAATCATCGACGTCAGCGGTCAGCCCGACGGCTGGGACTGTGCGGACAGTGGGTGGACCCGGTGGACGGCAGCGCGGTCGTGGATCGCACCTCGCACGAGCGTGCTGCGTGGCCCGGAGCCGCCAGCACCGCCATCGGGGCCGAAGCCGGAGCCAGCAGAAACGCAGGCAGCAGAGAAAGCCGTGCAGGCGCGGGACGTGAGCACGCTGGAGCCGTCGGAGTGGTACGCGCGGTGGGCTTACATGATGCCCGACGACGGGTTTTTCGACCTGCAGGAGCGCACCGAGGTCTCCCGATCAGCGTTCAACGCGCTGTATCGCCACCAGCGGTGCATGTCAATTCACCCTGGATCCAGCGGCGGAGCGCGACGGATCGATGCCGCAGTGTCGTTCGACGAGAACAGGTTAGCGATGGGAGCCCGTATTCTCGCGGGCGCCACCTACGCACCGGGCGCTGCCAGTCTGTGCGAGCACCAGGGCCAGGTTTTCGGCAACAAGTGGCGCGACGGCAGGCCGAAAATCCTCGACGCGATAGACCCGCAGCCGTGGCTGGATCACGTCGCGCGGCTGATTCCAGAGGAGTTTGAGCGCAATCATCTGCTGGACGCGATGGCGTTCAAGGTCCAGCAGCCGGGCGTGAAAATCAATCACGCACTGCTGATCGGCGGCGTGCAGGGCGCGGGCAAGGACAGCATGATCGCACCGCTTCTGTATGCGATCGGCGGCCAGCACAAATTGAATTGCGCGTCAGTCGAAACCGCAGAACTTCAGCAGCAGTGGGGATACTATCTCGAAAACGAGGTGATCATCTTCAACGAACTGCGGCAATCTGAGGCAATCGACCGCAGGGCGCTAGAAAACAGGCTAAAGCCGATCCTCGCGGCACCGCCTGAACTGCTGACTGTGCAGCGCAAGATGATGCACCCGATACAGGTCAGGAATCAGGCTCTGGTGCTGGCGATGACGAATTACCGGGACGCGATCAGCATCCCGACGGAGGACAGGCGCTGGTTCGTCGTCTGGACGCACGCACCCAGGATGACGCAATCCGAATCCGAGGAACTATGGCGCTGGTTCCACGCTGGCGGCCTGCAGGCTGGGGCGCTGTACCTGCGACAGCGGGATGTCTCGCGCTTTCAGCCGGGCGCAACGCCACCGTGGACGGAAGCGAAGTCGATCATGGTCAATACCGGGCGCAGTGCGGCCGAGGCATGGCTCATCGAGCGCATCGAAAAGCGCATCGAGGAATTCCGTCTCGGACTGCTGTCCGGCCCGTGGCAGCCGGTGGTGGACCGCTTGCAGAACCAAGCGCCGACACATATCCGGCTGAATCTTCAGGCGCTGCAGCATGCGCTAGCCGAAGCGGGCTGGACAGATCTCGGCCTGTGTGCATCACGCGCCAATCCGGGCAAACGCCATATCTGGGCCTCCCCAGACTGGCGCGGCAGCAAATCCGACGCGCGCGACGCGACAGAAACGCATCTTGCATCGAGGCCGGATGTCAGGCCGTTTTATCGGGCCGGCTAAAAAAATAGCCCCGGAGAGCAAGCTCAATCCGGGGCGAAGTCGCCAAGTGCGCGACAAGGAGGAGACAGCGGCACCGATGCCGCGTCGGCATTATAGATCGAGCGCCAGCGCGAGCAGCAGCGCCAGCAGGATAGCCAGGCCGGCGAGGATCATTTCTCGGCCTCCTGCGCGGGTTTCGGGGCCTGCGCCTGCGCCGGCGCCCAATCCATCATGGCGTTCAGCGGCGCGTGCCGCCAGCTACCGAGGGCGGCGCGTACTGCTTTATCCTCCGCGTCGTGCCATACGGCCACGGGGCGGCGACTGAACAGGCCACCTGCCATCATGCTGACGACGTGGCGCCAGCACTGGGCAGGCTCTAGGTCGGCAGCGGTGAAAACGCGATCAGCAGCGGCGCGGGCGGTGGATAACTGATCGGCAGACAGTTCAAGATTTTTGAACGATAGCATCATGTAGCCCCCGTGGCGGTTCGGATGACGTCCAACGCATAGGCCAGGTCGTAATCGTCTGCGGCGGGATGCGTCAGACGCTGCAGGGCGCGTAGCATCGAGGGCGCGGCGGAGATCAGGCGCGACGCTTCGTCAATTTCAAGCAAACCCGGTCGGATAACGATCGTCGGGTCCGTTCGGTTAACTGCAGTAATCATCATCTCATCATCTCCTCAAAACAGCGCCGGTTCATCCGGCAGGGGCGCCGCAGGCGGGCGCACAGGGCGCGATCCAGGCGGGAGGCAGGGGTAGTCCAGCAGCTTCGCAGGAAACGGCCACACGGGCCGATCTGCGGGCTCTGGTGGGGTTTCATGGGTTAGCGGTTGCATTGGCGCCCTGAGTAGCCGTCAGTGTTCACAGGTTCGCCTGCCGCAGCGCGCCTGTCTGCGCTGTGCCAGGCGATGGCCTGCGCGATGGCGTCGAGCTTGCGGCGAGTCTGCGGCGTGTACAGATACAGGCCTTCGGCGCGATTGGCGGGATCATCGCGCAGGGCTTGCGCCATCGCCACAAGCTCGGGCGTAGTGTGGCGCTCATAGAGACGAACGGCGTTCATGGTCAACTCTTTGAATTTTTCTAAGGGTTCACAGCAACCCGCGCTCAGCGAACGACACGCAGGTATCGCCGACCACCACGTGGTCCAGCACGCGCACGTCAACCAGCGACAGCGCAGACTTCAGGGTCTGGGTCAGGTACTCATCGGCGCGCGACGGTTCGGCGCCGCCTGACGGGTGGTTATGCGCCAACACGACGGCAGCAGCATTGCGCGTCAGGCATTCCTTCACCACTTCGCGCGGGTAAACGCTGGCTTGCGCAAGCGTGCCGCGAAACAGGGTGCGCGTTTCGATCATGCGGTGGCCCTGATCGAGAAACATCACGGCAAATTCTTCGTGGCCGGCAGCGTTTGCGGCAGCGAAATGCAGCCGCAGGTAATCCTTAACGGCGCGCGGCGAGTCCATCACCGGGCCGGTGCGGATGCGAGCGTCCAAGATCCGCAGGGCATGCGCCAGGATCGCATCTTCACGACGCGCGACGGCATCGGGGCCGGTGTCGGCATCCACGCGGTACGGCGCGGGGTCCTGCTGGCGTGCTTGGGTTTTCGGCATGGTGTCTTCTCCAGTGTGATCCCCGAATCGGGGCGGGTTCAGTGTCTACGGGTTTACTGACGCGGGGCTTACAGTCCGAACGCCACCAAGGCGCCCAGGGCGAGGCCCAGTGCGCAGGCGAACAGCGCATCGCGCAGGGTCAGGGGGGTGTCTTCCATCGGTACTACTCCTTCGGTTATCGGCCACAGGGACCGAGGGCGGTGAGCCATTGTTCGTCGGTCGGCTGCAGCGCTGCGGTGAGCTTGTCTGCGAATTCGCGTGCGCGCTGCTCTGTGGCAAATGACGCTCGCAGCATGAAGCTCGGGTCAAATTTAGCCTGCACCATTACGGGACCGGATGTGCCGTCAGTGTTGAGAACGTACACATCCCAAGTGCTGGAAAACCCGCATTCGTGGAATCGCACGCTGTAGCTGTGCGGCTTTGCTGCCTGCTTTTTCATCGTCTACTCCAGGTTATCGGGGCCGGAGCCCCGACAGTGTTTACTTATTTGCCGCCCAAGCCAGCCCGGCCGGGGTAGCCGTGTACGTGTGAGCTTCGGCATCATGGATCAGAAACCCTTGCCGCACCAGCGTGCCCATGATCGACTCGAACTGCGCAAGCCTGCAGCCCTGCGACTGCAGAGCCGCATAGATCACACCGGCCGGGGCATACTCACGGGCGGATTGGATGATGCCTGCGGCAATGCTCTGCAGGGCCTTGATCTGATCGCGTGTCATCGTCATCACTCCTTCGAATTACTTGCAAGCCCGCAACGTGATCGACATCCCGCGCGATCCGCGTCCGTGCCAGCGACGGCCGTCCGCAGTCACTGCGCGCACAGCGTCGATGCTGGATCCATGCCTCCAACTCCACCGCGCCAACCGGACCGGTGTCCGCAGTGTCACGCGCGCAATGTCGGCGCCGTCGAACCCGGTTACACACCGCCCGTCGCTCGCCAGGTATCCGTGGATCTTCGTCATCTCGTCTACTCCTGTCACCGGCACCGGACATCGGCGCCATGGATGCAGTGTCGCGCCTGATCCTTACGTGAACCTTACAAATCGGGGCGTTGTTGCGGATTGTTGAAAACGTGGGAAGCGTGTTGTCGGGGTGCCTCCTACTGTTGTCATTGTTGTCGTGCAATCTCAAAAGCATAGCGAAGAAATCGAGTTGACGGCTGCAATGGCGTTGTCGTGACAACATTGACAACATGACAACGCCGATCCCCGTTGTCGTTGTTGTAGTCCGAAAAAGATCCCGGATGGACTGCCGTTGTCACGACAACATTGACAACATTGACAACGCTCGGAAAAACAGTAACGCGGCGCGATAGTATTGCGGCGCGATAGTAACGCGGCGCGATAGCACGGTGTCCTGCGCGCGTGCGCTGCCGGCAGGGCCAGGATCGGCGCCGATCGAGCGCCAGGCGCGCGCCGACGATCGTCATCACGCTGATCGTCAGCACACGAACGATATACCCCGGGGGGTATCGGATACCGGGGGGGTATCTGGCTGGGCCAGGCGCGGAGCGGATACCGGGGGGGGTATACCCATCGAAGCGGCTCGCGGCGTGAACGAAAGCGGAGCCCCCGCACAAAATTTTTTTCCCGTGACGCTTTGGCCTCTCCTCGTCCAAAATTTTTGCATTCAAAAAATTCGCATTACACTCCCCCCATGTTCCGCGATCTCCCCATCCGCGCCCGAGAGCTAAAAGCCACCCCTGCGGTGCTGGAGCGCATTTACGAGGGTGCCAGGCTGGGCCTAAAGGGTGAATCGCTGGCGCTGGCTGCCGGATTGTTGCCGGAAGAGTTTGCCCGGCTGAAGCTGATGGATCGCACTGCGGAGATTGCCGAGATGAAGGGCCGCGCGGACAGTGAGATGTCGATGTCCCGCGTGGTGTTTGATGCTGCTGAAGCGGGTGACGCGAAGGCTGCGCTGGAGTTTCTGCGGCACCGGCACTCGTGGGTTGCCACGCAGCGCATGGAGGTCGAGGGCTCGATGCAGATCTCGATTACCGCTGCG